GGGGATCTGTGGAGATGGGGGGAATTGCAGGGCCGTACTCCTGACGATCCGCGCGACAGTGCGGAAAAGCCAGGATTTGGCGACCTGGCCACAAAAAGCACGAGAATCCGTATATCCCATATATCCCGTGTAGCCCGCGCGATATGCTGTGCTTGTACCCATTTTGTACCCACAAGCGCGAAGGGCGGACACGATGGGCAGGCAATCCTTCGGGACCATCGATAAGCGCGGCACTGCGTCGAAGCCGCGATACCGTGCGCGCTTCGATGATCCTACCTACACCGGCCCCGGCCGTGCGCCCCGCATCTCCGCGCCGCACACTTTCCCGACGAAGCGCGAGGCGGAGATCTGGCTGGCCGCGCAGTGGTCCGCTATCGCCGCGGGGACGTGGGAGCACCCAGCCGTGATCGCCGCCCGGGAGGCCGAAGAAGCTCGCCAGCAGTCACTCAGGGGCCTCACGGTCGCCGAGTGGGCCGATTCGTGGCTAGCCGACCTCGAGCGCACAGCCGCAGCGGGCACCCTGCGCAAGCGCCGATCAGACCTTCGTTGCCACATCCTCCCCTACATCGGAGACGCGGAGCTCGCAGCCCTCACCTCAGCTGACCTCTCAGCGTGGTGGCAGACACTCGCCGTCACGCCAGGAGCGCGCCGAAATGCTTACGAGACCATGCGTGCGCTCCTGAATAGCGCGGTCGCCGACGACCGCACCCTACTGGCCGCAAATCCACTCAGTATCAAGGGCGGCGCACGCGAAGCCCGCCGCGTACAGAAATACCTCTACTCCCCTGTCGAGGTAGCTGCGCTCGCGGCCGAGATGCCTGCGCAGTATTGCGCGCTTGTCATCCTGCTGGCGGACGCTGGGCTGCGGATTAATGAGGCGCTTGCGCTCACGCGCGCCTCACTCCTCGAGCGCGAGGACGGCGGCATGAGCGTTCGCGTCGAGAGCTCTCTGCATCGCGTCGGCCGGCACTTGGAGCCGGGGCCGACCAAGACGGCGGCGGGCGTCCGCACGGTAGCGCTCATGGCAGCGACAGCTACCACGATGCGCGCACATCTGCGTCACCACGTCGACGAGGGGCCGTCCGCGATTCTTTTCCCCACACCGTCCGGCTCGGGCTATGCGCGCGACACTGCGCTCACGCGGATGCTCACAGCAGCGCACGACCGCGCCAGAATCGCCATCCCATCCGGCATGTCTGGCGGATGGCACGCACTCCGCCACTACTCAGCCACCAGGTACGGCCAGGCGGGCGCGACGACACGCGCCCTAATGACCCGATACGGCTGGTCCGACCCGGACATGGCCGCCCGATACCAGCGATCAGACGAAGAATACGAGCGCGAGCTGGTCGCACGCATGGAAGCCCGCACCGACCGGCACTGATGGCGCTCGCGGCACTGCGAGTCTCTGAGCGCGTCGAAAAGCGCCGTTTTGGGGCAATTTGTGCGCGCTCAGAATCGGAAAAGTCTCTGAGCGCCGCACGGACGCAAATGTGCATGCGTGCTGATAGGCTGGGAGTAATCGATCATGCGGCTCCTTCGGGGAGCTGCGCGGTTCTATATCGAGGATAGGCACTGCAGGCCCCGGCCCGGACGAGGGGTGCGACCTATCCACTTAGGGGTAGCGCGGCTCGCGGCTACGCGGCCCCGGCCCATGCGCGGGCTACAATGCGCAGATCCCGCCCCTAGCCGATGACAGGGCCTCTCACGGCTAGGGGCGGCTTTTTCTGTGAGGTGTCATTCCGGCATCGGAGGAGACGCCTCCCCCGCCGCCTCGTCATCGGGGCCTCCGTCGCTCTGCACAAGTCCCACGCGCGACGCTCCGGGCATTCCAGGGAAGGACTTCACCAGCCCCCAGCGCCAGTCCCCATTTCCCTACATGTCGCGCATTACTTTGTCGAGTGCCCGCTGCGCTCGACGTTTGAGCGATGTGTCGCATTTGTCGGAGCATGTATGTCGGTCGCGTTTAGTGTAGTGAATATTGCGGGGAACTGGCTGCCCGCAGACTACGCACGGCTCGCCGTTATTGGCGCGCCCATCGGGGTGCTTCAACTCTGAAAGGTCAGCGAGGAATCCACGCTCGGCCATAATCTGACGGGCCTGGGGAATGATGTAGTCTGGCAACGTCCGTGTTGCGGCGGTTTTGCCGGCTGGGACGGCGGCTTGTATTTCTGCGATGCTGGTTGCTCCGAGCCTCGCTGCGAGTGCGATAAGCACGTGTGCAGCAGCGTCCGCGTCGGCTCCCGCCTCGTGATGTGTGAACTTCGGGAGCCCGAGCTCTTTCGATACTCGCGGGAGTTTGTAGCTTGGAAGTTCCAGGTGGGTGCGGGCGAGTTCGAGCGTGCACACGATCTGCGGCACCTGCCATCGCAGATTTGTCGCTTCGCACGCGGCGACCATGACGGACGAATCAAAGCTCGCATTATGTGCAACTAGGGTGTCGCTCCCAATGAATGCACTTAGACGGGGTGCAACCTCGGGCCATGAGGGCGATCGCGCAACATCTTCTGGGTGGATGTGGTGAACCCGAATGTTCCATTGATTGAATTCGTCGTGCCCAAGGGGCGGGTGGACGAGTTGGTTGAAGCGTTCGACAATTCTCCCGTCGCGCACACGAGTCGCGCCTACAGCGCAGACGGAAGCGCGTTTGGAGTTCGCGGTCTCAAAGTCGATGGCAGTGAAGTCGAGCATGAGGGTCTCCGTATATGTCTGGTGATCGACGGAGCGTCTCTCCGCACCGTCGCTGGCATGCATGCCGAGTTATGGGGCGCATCATTGGATGCCCCAAAGTGGGTGGCCTGCGTCTCAAAAGATACTCGGTAAGGTGAGCAAACGGAAGGGGAATCACATGGTGAGACATCAAGGTTGCGCCTGTCGTTACCACGCCTCGACGAGCGAGGGTGTTGCCCTGTCCGCATGCGCTGACCTGATCCGCGCAGATCCCGCCCTCGTGCCGATGATCGAGTCTCTCGCTGCACGGGGGCAGCTTTGCATCAGGTAGTGAGCGCGCGATCAGAGGGGATTACTGCCGCCCGCGCCCTTAGCGGATTGGCGCTCAGCGAGGGCGGCATCGGCCTCGGCATACGAGCGACCTGTCTGCGCGGCAAATAGCACCTTCCAGCCTTCAAGCCCAAGAGCTTCGGCAATTCTCTCGATCTCACCTGCGGTGACGGCGCGCCCGCGCTTAAGGACGTCGCCGAGCCGTGTGAGCTTTACTCCTGACAAGCGGGATAGCTCGCGGAGGCTGACGCCGGAAAGTTTTTGTTCTTCAGAAAGCAGCCGGGCAATCTCAGCGTCTAACCGAGCTGCGATAAGTGCGTTTCCCATACGTTCAATGTTCGCACATGCGAACGACACTTTGCAAATCAACTTGACAACGTTCGTTGTTGCGAACATACTTGATGCGTAACCGTTCGCAACAACGAACATGGAGATGTAATGCAATCACGGGCAACTCATGCTGACCGCCTCGCTGCTGTCATACGCGACGAAGCGGCCCGCACTGGTATGTCAATCACCGAGCTAGCAAACAAGACGGGCCTCAAGCGCCCGTACATCTCACTGCGGCTCAACGGCCACAGGGGATTCAACGCCGTCGATCTCGACAAGATCGGTGAAGCTCTCGGAGTCCCCGCCTGGGAGCTCATGTACCGCGCTCGCGGTGGCGACGAGGGTGCCCCGGCGGATGGCTACGCGATCCAGGACAAAGCGTCGGGGTCGATCATCCTGCAGGCGCGCCGCGTCGATTGGGACGGCGGTGAAGAGGAATGACATGCCAGAGCGTGATGTTGGGTTGCACGGTCGCGCTGACCACCGCCGCTTGTCTTGGTCTGGTCATTCTGATCTCGGGCATGGTCGCCGAGGTTCTCGGAGACATTCGCGACCGCCGCAGGCGTGAAGCGGCTAAATCTTCCTCATCGGCGGGACGCTGCCGCGAGTGTGTGCGCGGTGTGTGTGGTGCTCTGCGCTCCGCCGATGAGGATCTCGCTGAGCGTGGTGACGCGCGATGAGGCGGGAAGCGCCGGAGCCAGTCGCGTACCGGGTGCGCACGTTTGCGCAGCTGATTGAGGCGTCGGACTCGGGTGTGCGTGAGCTGATCGCGTCGGGCGCGATCCGTTCGTTCAAGGTCGGGGGTCTGCTGAGGATTCCCGCGTCGGAGCTGGTGAAGTTCACCGGCGAAGAAGGCAAAGAAGTGCGCCCCTGCGGTTGCGACGCGGGGCGCGGGAGCAAATAGAAGGAGATGCTCATGAAGAAGGATGACATGCGCGGCCGGCGTTTGTGGCCGTGGAAGTCACTGATCGGAGGCGTCTGCGTGTCGTCGGCGCTCGTGATCGCATCCGGCATGCGTGGCCTCGACAATCCGGACGGCTGGCCCGAGTGGCTGTTTTTCCCGGGTGTCACGCTGGCCATCGTTGGCGGTGTCCTCGTCTACGCAGAGTGGCGGGAGGGATCGCTGTGAGCGCGGAAATCCTGGCTGGCCTTGCCCTGGCGCTGTTGGCGTCGATGGTTGTCCTGACCTGGATCGTGTGGCGCGGCTCTGCTCGCGCGGCGACCCTCGAGGACATCGCGGCGCGCATGGTGAAGGATGCGGGCAAGGCGCGCAAGAAGGGCACGACGCTCCTGCAGCGCACGGCGGACTTCACGTACTACGACCCGTCCGGCGACGATTCTCTGCCGCACATCATGTGCCTTGCGATGCAGGACGTGATTTTCGAGGCCGAAGTTAACGGGTGCCTGGCTGTCGACACGCCGCGTGTGTTCGTGGATCTCGACCGGAAGAAGATCCGTGTCGTCCTCGAGGTGCTGCGCGTTGCTTCTCTCCCGGTGGGGGTCGAGTGATGAGCGATTCGATGTGCACGGCACCGCTGCCGCTCCGACTCGAGGCCTCCGACGACAGGCCCTGCCACGACAAGGCCGCACGGGAGATCGTGCGGCAGGCCAGGAAGCGGGCTCTCGCCTACCAGACCGAGGCTCACGATTCCCAGCGCCGCGCGTCGCGCGGACTCACATACTACCCGTCAATCAAGACCAAGACCAAGAAGGAGACATCCCGATGAAACACCAGATTTGGGCAGCAGCTGCCGCCCTCACCATTGCAGCCCTGTCGCTGCCCTACGGCGCGGCATTCGCCGCCGACGAGGACGCGCCGGCCATGACCGCGCAGGTCACCAAGGCAACCTCATCCTCCCGCCAGACCTCTAGCGAGGTGACCGTCGCGGGCACATGGGCGGCCCCCGCGCTCGCGGTCGGGCAGTCGTTCACGGTGTCTACCCAGCCGACGAACGGCGGCGCACCGTTCACGTGGGCGGCGTCGTTCCCCTTCATGCTCGACGACGGGTCGGTTGTCGGCGAGTGCAACGCCGACGAGGCGACGCTGACCTGCAAGGTGACCCAGGTCCCCGCAACCTACGCGGACAAGACCAACGTGACCGGCACATGGTGGGCGCGCGCCCGCCTCCAGAACGCCGCTGTCGGCACGAACGAGGGTCAGATCACCCTCAACGGTGAGGTTGTGAAGAATATCGTCTGGGGCGACAAGAACGGTGAAGGAACCTGCACAAGTGATTGTGACGGTCCGGCCCACTACGAGTACGCCGAGCCGTCCAACATTAAGTTTGGGTGGTCTAACGACAACGGCACCGTCGGGTGGGGCATCAAGTGGATCGCCAATGGCGGTACTGAGTACACCGTTAAGGACTCCGACACTCGCCTGAACACGGCTGTGAAGTGTGCTAAGTCCAATACGTGGGACCCGGCCACGACCGAGAACATCACCGCCACCCAGGTGGATGACAACACGATCAAGTTCGTGGCCCCGAATGGTGTTAAGACCTGTATCGTCTACCCGCCTGAGCAGATGCGGGTTCCCGAGGGTCAGACGTCCGTGACGAATCACGCCGAGATCAACGGTCTGAAACTTGAGGCGACCGCTTCGGTGAAGTCTAACGGCGGAACAGATGGGGACGGCACCGTCAAGCCCACCCCCGCGCCCGCGCCGACGCCTTCCACGGAGCCGAAGCCCGAGCCGACGCCCACCACCCCGGCCACCGAGCCGACCCCGAAGCCCGAGCAGACTCCTACTCCGGTCGTTGAGAAGCCCCAGACGGAACCTGCGCCGGCCACCGTTCAAGCCCCGCAGGAGCGCCTCGCTAAGACCGGCGCGACCGCCAACGGCCTGCTCCTGATGATCGGCGCAATCATGGGCGGCGCAGGCGCTGGCATGCTCATCCTCCGACTCCTGAAAGGCCACGCGAGCAAGAAGGAGACGGAGCTGTGAGGTTCGAGGACAAGATCACCGTCAAGCTAAACCAGACCGACGCGGCGATTGCCTCGGTCCTGCTCGCCGAGAACGCCGGCCGACTGGCCCTCAAGGCCCTGCTCGCAGACAAGACCGCAGAAGCAGCCGGAACCACCAACAAGGACGCCCGTGCGCTCGCGGACGCGTACATCAATGTCGGCCGGGCATTGGCATTCGCGATCATGGACGCGAAGAAGAACCACGGGCTGGAAAGCACAATGACGCTCTACCAGAACGCCGTGCTCGCAGGAGCAGCTGCCGAGGCGGCAGATGAGGTCGTCACTGCGACGGAGGCCGACGAGTGAAGGTCACCCAGGTCGCCGTCTACCTAGACGCAGAGCAGGCTCGGCTCATCCGTGAAGACGCTCAGGAGGCGGTGCTTGCCGCCGATGAGGATCTTAAGACGACGCTGCAAATCTCGACCCTGCATGCGCGCTACCTCGCACGACGCGAGATCTTGGCGCAGCGCGAAATGTATGTCGAGATCGTCGACAAGCTCGAAGAAGCAGAGAAGAAGCTCAACTGCGGCGAGTACGAGCCGCGAGAGAGCGACTGAGCACACTCCCCGATGAGCGCGGCCACGGGGAGGCCACCCGCAAACCAGAAAAACACGGCGGGACCGGCTAGAAGATCGCGCAGCCCGACCAGCAGACATCCGGGTGCAAGTCCCGGGCGGGCACGAAAACCCGCGCAACGACAGCGCAGGGCAAGACACTAGTGAAAGACAAGCACCAATGACCACCATCAGCGAGATCGAGGACAGGCTCAACGCCGTCGCCTTCTCCGGCCGCAGCTACACCGGAGCCACACGCGAGGAAATCGCCGCTGCCTACAACGCGGCCGTCGCCAACTTCGAGGCCAACGCTGCCGTGGACTGCGCGTACCTCATCGACCGCGTGCACGAGCTCGAGACAGCGATCATTACTGCCGCCTCCGGCCTTGCCGACGCAGCAAGCTACGTCGGCGCGCGGTATGCCGGTACACCCGACGAAGCACGAGAAATCCGCCTCGCAATCAGCGAACCGATTGACGCACTCGTCAACATCGCCCAGGGGGCAGCTATCGCGAGCGAAGAAGCCGCGCAATGATCGAGATCAAGCCAATCCGAACAGTGCCGGCATACAGGACATGCCCCGTCTGCCGCGAGCAGCTCGCGCCGAAAGGCTCAAACGTCCGCATCACCGTAGACGCCGAAAACGAAGCCGCCGCAATCGAAACAATCACCCACAAAGCATGCGCGCAAGCCGTCATCAAATTCACTCGCACTCGCGGTTACACGCCTGCCGAGCTCGCGGAGGTCGGCGTCTGGGTCGTCACGGAGGCGCTGCGATGAGGCACCCGGTCAGGATCCAGCGCCGCCTCGCTCGTGGATGGAGGACACCGGCTCACGCGAAATACGTGGGGCCTGGCAGCTTCTACGCGAACCCGTTTAGGGTCGCTCGGATGCCGCTTGAGCTTAAATATGGCGGCGCCATTATGGTCGCGTCTCCTGCGAAGGTTGTCGAGAAGTTTCGTGAGTGGATCAAGCACACGCCAGAGGGGAGTTTCGTCGCCGAGTGTGCGGCGCGGAACCTCTGGGGCCTCGATCTCGTGTGCTGGTGCAGCCTCGATCAGCCGTGTCATGCGGATGTCCTCTTGGAGATCGCGAACCCTCGCGGGGAACGTGAGTTTGAGAATCCCTATTACCGCATGTGGGAGCGCGAAGAGGGGGACGTGCGATGACGACTATTGGGAGCCTGTTCACTGGGTATGGCGGTCTTGATATGGCCGTGCGTA